CTTAAAATAAAAATAAAAATTAAGGTTATAGACTTAAAACAAAAAAGCCATCCGTTAAGGGTGGCTTTAATAACTAAAAAATTTAAACTATGAAAAAATCAAAGCACAAATATAATAAATTATTTTTTAAAAAACTCTTTTATTAAACGAATTATTCCTAAATAAAAAACAATCAATAAAGGAATACCTACTAATGTAAAGACAAGTATTTTCATTATTTTAAATTTATAATTGAACCTTGATTACCTAAAGTAGTAGTTGGTAGTTTTCCATTCCAACGATTAATTTTATTAAATTCTAAAATTTCAGGCGTAATAGATTCATTTAACAATCTATTCGCTTTTGCTTGACTTTCTGCTTTTAATAAAATAGCTTGACTTTCTGACTTTGCTTTTTCAATTCTTGTCAAAGCATCAAGTTTAGCACTTTCATAATTTGCTTTTGCTTGTTCAATGTCGGCTTTCTTTTCACTTTCTGCTTTTAGTAAAATAGATTTACCATCACTTTCTGCATCTAATTGGTTTTGTTGTCTTTGATAATCATTACAAGAAAATAACGAAATAGACAATCCTAAAATTAACAATACTTTTTTCATAATAAATTGTTTTAAAAAATCCCCAACACTCGCTACAAATGTCAGGGATTAAATATCTTATTGCTGTAGCGAAGTACAAATATAACAAAAAATATTAATTGTTGTTTTTAAATAAAGAAAAAAAATGAATTTAATCGAATTAATTATCGACGATAAAGACGAATTGAGCGGAGTAGATGCTATTTCAGTAGTAGAAACCCCTGCAATCGAGTCTAATTTCGTAGCGTTAAAGTCAGAAGAAATAAAACTTGCGGAAGTAAGTAAAGAAAAACGTATTTTGATGGGTGCGGTTTTAATTCCTGAAAAACCAATTTACAGACGCAATGGTGAAGATGAATACTACATATACTTTTCAAAAGATACCGTTAACAAAGCAAGTCAATTATTCTTTAAAAATGGTAATCAGAACAATTGGACTTTAGAACACGGAAAAGAAATAAAAGGATTGACAGTTGTTGAAAGTTGGATTGTAGAAGATAACGCAAAGGATAAGTCCGTAATTTACAATTTAAGTGTTCCTATTGGTACTTGGATGGCTTCGGTAAAAGTTGAAGATGATGGTATTTGGAATGACTATGTTAAAACAGGTAAAGTAAAAGGATTTTCTTTAGAGGGTTATTTTGCTGATAAGTTAGAAGAAAAAAAGCAATTAAGTAAACAAGAAACAATTATAGAACAATTAAAACAATTAATAAATGAGCACGAAAACAAAAAGTAAAACAAGCCCTAAAGGCGGTAAGCGTGGTTGTCTATGTGATGACAACACTTATAGTAAAGAATGTTGCAATGGTGATTTACAAAATCAAGGCATTGGTAAAACAAGCGGAGTTGATAACGTAACCATTACAGAAGAAAACGGAGTAAGAACAATAACAAGAATAAACGGATAAACAATGACACCACAAGAAAAAAACGTATTTGGAAAATTATTTCCTAAAACTGAATTAGGAACGCACAAAATTGAATTAGCTTTAGCTGATGACTTAAAAGCAGGAACTACTTTTTTACAATCCGCTACTGAATCGGTAAAAAAATCAATTAGTAATTATGAAACGTCTTATAAAGCAATGCAAACAGAAAGCAATGGTGCTAAAAGCGTTTTAGCAACACAAGCAAAATTGATTAATAATATTGAAGCAAAAGCAAAAGAGTTAGGTATAAATCCAAATGCAATACCAAACTATAATGAAATCAATAAGGCTTGGCAAATGACAAGCGATGCTATTGATAGAGTTGCAGAGTTCTAAAAAATACAACAACATTAAACAAACCTTGTTTTTAAATAAATATTATTAATATGTCAAACGTACTAACAGAAATCAAAAAGCTTTTAGGGATGCATGTCCAATTAGAGCAAATGACTTTAGACAATGGGACTGTTATCGAAGCTGAAATCTTTGAAGCAGGGCAACCAGTGTTTATAGTTAATGGTGAAGATAGAGTTGCCTTGCCAGTAGGTGAGTATATTCTTGATAACGGAATGATTTTAGTTGTTGCAGTTGAGGGTGAAATTGCTGAAATCAAAGAAGCTACACCTACACAAGAGGAAACTCCTGAAGTAGAGGTAGAAGTTGAACAAGCTGCTGAACCTACTGCACCTAAAAAGGTAATTGAATCAACAGTAAGAGAATCACATTTTTCAAAAGAAATTGAAGATTTAAAAGCTGAAATTGAATCTTTAAAAACAGAATTAGCAAAACAAACGGAAGTTAAAGAAGTAGTTGAATTATCAGCTGAACCTTTAACACACAATCCTGATGCTAAACAAAACGTTGAAAAAATCCTTTTCTCACAAGGTAGAGAAATGACAACTTTCGACAGAGTAATGAGTAAAATCGCAAATTAATTAAATAAAAAAAATGGCTACTACAACAAGTATCACAACAACCTATGCAGGTGAGTTTTCAAAGAAATACATATCTGCTGCATTATTATCGGCTACTACTATTGAAAATGGTGGTATCGAAGTAATGCCAAACGTAAAGTATAAATCAGTTATCAATAGAATTGCTACGGATGCAATTGTAAAAGATGCTACTTGTGCTTTTGATCCTACTTCAACTGTAACAATTACAGAAAGAGTAATCACTCCTGAGGAGTTTCAAGTTAACCTTGAATTATGTAAAAAAGATTTCAGAAGTACATGGCAATCGATTGAAATGGGAATGTCTGCTTTTGACACTTTACCAAAATCATTTGCTGATTTCTTAATCGGACACGTTGCGGCTAAAGTTGCTGAAAAAATGGAAACTAACATTTGGAGAGGTGCAACTGCAAACGCAGGAGAATTTAACGGATTCGTTCCTTTAGCAACTGCTGATGCAACTGTTGTTGATGTGGTAGGTACGACTGTTACTGCTGCAAATGTTATCACAGAATTAGGAAAAGTAGTTGACGCTATTCCTGCTGCACTTTACGGAAAAGAAGATTTATATATCTACGTTTCTCAAAATGTTGCACGTGCATACGTTAGAGCTTTAGGTGGCTTCGGAGCGTCAGGTTTAGGAGCAAACGGAACTAACGCAATGGGTACACAATGGTTTAACAATGGTTCATTATCTTTTGATGGTGTTAAAATCTTTGTTGCAAACGGATTAGCTTCTAACTATATGATGGCTGCTCAAAAATCAAACTTATACTTTGGTACAGGTTTATTATCAGACCAAAACGAAGTAAGAGTAATTGACCAAGCAGAAGTAACGGGAGCACAAACAGTAAATGTAATTATGAGATTTACTGCAGCGGTTCAATATGGTATCGGTTCTGAAATCGTATTATATACTCCAGCGTAATTAATTAAATATTAACTTAAAAAGGGGAGGTAAAATGCCTTCCCTTTTTTTATAAAACATAAATAATATGGCTTGTGATTTATCATTAGGAAGATTAGAAGTTTGTAAGGATTCAGTAGGTGGTCTTAAAAACGTTTACTTCGTTAATTACGGAGATGCAACGGGATACACTTACGACGCTACAAATACGGATGTTATCGATGCGGTAGCAGGTACTCCAACTGCTTACAAATATGAGTTAAAAGGTGCGAGTACCTTTACTCAAAATATTAATAGTTCACGTGAAAACGGAACTACATTTTACGAACAAGTTTTAGAATTAACTTTTAAGAAATTAACAGTTAAAGACCATAAAGAATTAAAACTTATGGCTTATGGAAGACCGCAAGTTATCGTAGAAGATAACAACGGAAACTTCTTTTACGCAGGTTTAAAACACGGATGCGAGGTTACAGGTGGTACAATTGTTACGGGGGCAGCAATGGGTGACTTAAGCGGTTATACATTAACGCTTACAGGTCAAGAACAAGTACCTGCTAACTTTATCGGTGACACTTTAACGGCTGCAGGATTTACAGTAGTTTCAGGTTCTTAATTTTTCATAGTTTTGAATTTAAAAAGCGTATCTTAATCGGTACGCTTTTTTTTTATATTAACAGAAATGTTAAATTGTTGTTTTTAAATAAATAAGTAATATGATTATTTTAAGAGAGCAAGAAACCGCACAAACACTAAACGCTATTATCTATGGTAGTAGTGCGGATACTATTGTTTTGCGAGATGAAGAAACAAATATTGAAACTGAAATTGAAGCAGTTTTTTCAATTGATAAATATTTTGTTACTACTTCTGTTATTTTTCCAATTAAAGAAAGTAAATATTATACTCTAACAATTAAAGATTCAACAAGGAACGATGATATAGTTTATAGAGATAAGATATTTTGTACTAATCAAAATTTACAAACGTATAGTATCAATAAAGATGCTTACGCTGAACACGTGACAACAAACGAATATAAAATATTTGAATAATTATGTATGTATTAAATTTAAGTGCTTATACAAGTCCGCAAATAAACGAAAGTAAAAAAGGTGATTTTGTGGAATATGGAGCAGACAATAACTACTTTCAATTTTTAATTGATAGATATTTATATAGCACCACAAATAACGCTATTATTACGGGTTGTAGTAATATGATTTATGGAAAAGGTATATCAGCATTAGACGCTAATAAAAAACCTGATGAGTACGCTAAAATGATTTCTATTATAAAGCCAAACGCATTAAAGAAAGTTGCTTTAGAGCGAAAACTTTTAGGAATGGCTGCTATGCAAGTTGTTTATGAAAAGGGCGAAGTAAAATTTATTGAACATTTTCCTATGCATACTTTACGTGCTGAAAAATGCAACGATAAAGGCGAAATAGAAGCGTGGTATTATCATCCTGATTGGGCAAAGAAAAAACCGAGTGATGAGATTAAACGTATTCCTGCTTTTGGTTTTGGAAATAAAAAAGAAGTTGAACTTTATATTATAAGACCATACGTAAGCGGTTATCACTATTACACACCGATTGATTATTCAGGTGCGTTACCTTATGCAAAGTTAGAAGAAGAAATATCAGACTATTTGATTAACGATGTAATGAATGGGTTTAGTGGTACTAAAGTTGTAAATTTTAATAACAATATACCGCCTGAAGAAAAAAGAGAAGAAATATCAGCTGATGTAAAAAGAAAATTAACGGGTGCAAAAGGTCAAAAGGTAATTGTATCTTTTAATAGTAGTAAAGAAAATGCAACGGAAGTAACTGATATACCATTAAACGATGCACCGCAACATTACGAGTATTTGGCTAAAGAATGTTTTGAAAAATTAGTTGTAGGGCATAGAGTAACAAGTCCGATGCTTTTAGGAGTTCGTGATTCAGGTAGTGGATTTTCTAACAATGCAGACGAAATTAAAACTGCAACTTTACTTTATGATAATTTAGTAATCAAACCTTATCAGATTGAAATCATTGAAGCGTTAGATACTATTTTAGCGGTTAATAATATTAAATTGAAATTATACTTTAAAACAATACAACCTTTAGAGTTTACCGATTTAGAAAACGCACAAACTTCGGAACAAGTTGCAGAAGAAACGGGAACGCAACTTTCAGCTCATACTTGTTGTTTAAGTGAAAATAGTTCAGATGATTCAGTTGCAGATGCTTTAATTTCTTTAGGTGAAACACCTAATGATAAATGGCTTTTAATTGATGAAAGTGAAGTTGATTACGATAATGACGATGCAGAAAATGAATTGTTATCTAAAGAATCAAATCAAAGTTTATTATCTAAAATAATTAATTTAGTAAGTACTGGTACTGCTAGAGGAAACGCAAAAAGCGAACAAGATGAAACTATTGACGGAGTTCGTTTTATAACTCGATATGTTTATGCAGGTGAAACAACTTCAAAAAGTAGAAAGTTTTGCCAAAAAATGATTGACGCTAAAAAGATTTACAGAAAAGAAGATATTATAGCAATGTCAAATAAAGAAGTAAATGAGGTTAGAGTTAATGCAAATGGAGAAAAAAAAGGTTTAGGACCTAATGGAAGTCCTTTAGTAAACGTATGGTTTTACAAAGGCGGTGGAGCGTGCCATCATAGATGGAATAAGCAAGTTTACGCAAGTTTTGAAAATGTAAACATAGATGTTAATTCACCTAAAGCAAAACAAATTGCAGGGCGTAAAGCTGAACAATACGGATACGTTATAAAAAATCCTGAATTAGTTTCTCAAAGACCTATTGATATGCCGAATAAAGGCTTTTTACCTAAATAATTAAATTATGTACGCATTACTTATATCAACAGAAGACGTAAAGAAATTTACAATAGCAAATGGAAATCTTGATGCTGACGATTTTATCGAATACATCAAAATTAGTCAGGACATTACAATTCAAAATTATTTAGGAAGTCAATTATACAAAAAGTTACAAGATTTGATTTTAAGCGACGAAATAAATAATGAGGAATTTGCAGATTATAGAAGTCTTTTAGTTACTTACATTAAACCTATGTTAGTGCATTGGGCGATGGTTTATTATTTACCTTTCGCAGCTTATACGTTAAGTAATAAAGGATTGTTTAAACATAGTTCTGAAAGTGCTACAAACGTAGATAAAGCCGAAGTTGATTATTTAGTTGAAAAAGAAAGGGATATTGCAGAAAGTTATACGCAAAGATTTATAGATTTTATGTGTTTTAATCAATCTACTTATCCTGAATACAATAGTAATTCAAATGAAGATGTAAGTCCTGATACAAACAATTTTTATGGTGGCTGGCAGATATAATAAACCTAAAATAGAGAATTTTAAGAAGCTAAATTTATATTTGGCTAAAGTTGAACAATTAAAAAAAGTACAAAATGAGCGATTGGGGACAAGGAGCGAAAAATAATAATATAGGTTGGGGGCAAGGTGCAGTTAATAATAATATCAGTTGGGGTGCTGTTCACGAGGATAGTTGGGCAGGTGATACTAATATTGTTGGTTTTGCTTACGATACCGATTATCAAGCCATTTTAGATTATGCAACTACGCAAGGTTACACTTTACCAAGTGAAGCACAACGATTGAAACAAAACACTTTGTTAATTGCTTTAAAAGACGCAGGAGTTTGGAGTAAACTTGACACATTTGCAAACTTTGCTACTGATGGAAGTAGTCAATTTGCTTTAATTGATTGGAAAAGATTAACACAATATAACGCTTCTACAAGTCCAACTTTCACAACAAATGAGGGATTTATGGGCAATGGTACAAGTAGCTATATAGATACGAATTTCAATCCAGCAACACAAGGAGTTAATTATTTACAAAATAATGCAAGTCGTTATTTATATATGTATATGGCAAATGGTACAAGTTCTTTAGATGGTCGTAGTGCTGCAAGTACAAATAACTCTTTAAGAGCAAGTTCTTCAAATCAGCGTATTAATCAAGGTACAACTCCATTAGTTGGTGGTTCTTTTGATTTTACCGCAACTCGTGGAATGAAATCTATACATCGTACAAGTAGCTTAAATGTAACATTGTTTAATGATAATACTGCAAGTACGCCACAAAGAACTGCTTTATCTGCTGCTATTACTTCATCAAATCAATTTATATTGCGTTCAGGTAGTGCTTTTGGAGCACACGAAATATCTATGTATGCAATGGGTGCTAATTTAGTTTCTGAAAACGCTGCTTTTGTAACTGCTTATAATAATTATATAACATCACTATGATAGTACTACACCCAAATACAGAGCAATACAACGCATTAAATGGCTATTTTAATAACTGCTATAAACTTGAATTCGCAAAAGATGGTTCAGGTAGATGGATTGCAGGTCTTGAAGTTTTAGACTGCAAAGAATTCGAAGCAATACACGACCAATTAAATGAATTAGAAAGGATTGAATACACCCCAACAAATGAGTAGAAAAGAACAAATAGACTTATTCCTATCAAAATGGGTGAGTAGAAAATTATCAGTTTTTGTAGTAGCGTCTGCTGGGTTATTCGGGGGCGTTATAACATCTACTGATTGGGTAATTATTGCAACATCATACATAGCTATTGAAGGAGCAACTAATATTGTTGAACGTTTAATGAAGGTAAAGAAAAATGACTAATAACGATTTAAAAATATACGCATTAAACTCAATCGCAATGGCTGTAAGTTTTTCAAATTTAGAGTCAATTTTAAAAATAGTTTTACTTTGTGTTTCTATTTTCTATACTATTTTGAAAACAATTGAAATAATTAAAAATAAAAGGAATAATGAGAAAGATTGATTACATAGTAATACATTGCACCGCTTCCCAACCAACTGCTACAAAGCAATCTATTTTAAACTATTGGAAAAACGTTTTAAAATGGAAGTCGGTAGGTTATCATAGACTGATTGACGCAAATGGAGTTATTCACGAATTAGCAAAATACGAACAAATTACTAATGGCGTAAAAGGTTATAATAGTGAGTCAATTCATTTTAGTTATATTGGCGGCATAGATGAAAAAGGAAAGCCAAAAGATACTAGAACACCAAAACAAAAAGAAAGTCTTTTATACTTAATAAAACAAGCTAAAAAACAATTCCCTAACGCAATTATACAAGGTCATAAAGATTTTGGAGTAAATAAGGCTTGTCCAAGTTTTGATGTAAAGAAATGGTTAAAAGAAGTTAATTTTTAAATATTTTTTTTATATGTGGTTTTTTTTATTACTTTTATTGTAATAACCTACTAAATAAAAATTATGTCAAATTCAAAATGGTCACAATACGATTCAGAAATATTTGAATTAATACAAAGTATTGAAAGTGATACCCAAATAGCCAAAACTATTTTAAAAACAAAATCAACTAAATCTGATGTTGATTTATTAAGAACTTATGTAAAAAGATACAAGCAAAAAAATAAAGGTATTTTAGAGGCTTGTACTAATGTTGGAATAAGTCCAGAAAGTACTCCAATGTTATGGCTAAAAACAAAAAATGAAAGTGTAAGAGTTACAAATCCATTATACAAAGCACCGAAAGAATTTAGTTTTGAAACATTAGCTAAAGAAGTAATTGAAGATTTAAAAAATTACGTACCTAAATACAATAAAATAGTTTACGAAGATAAAAAAGATGCTCATTTATTAGTTATTGACCCAGCAGATATTCACATTGGTAAATTATGTAGTGCTTTTGAAGTCGGGGAAACATATAATAATCAAATAGCAGTTCAAAGAGTACTTCAAGGTGTAAAAGGAATACTTAATAAAGTAAAAGGTTTTGAAATTGACCAAATAAATTTAATTATTGGTAATGATATTTTACATATTGATAGTCCGAAAAGACAAACTACATCAGGAACGCCACAAGATACAGAAGGAATGTGGCATACTAATTTTATAATAGCAAAAAAATTATATGTAGATGTTATTGAAATTCTTATGCAAATAGCACCTACACACGTTACTTACAATCCATCTAATCACGATTATACACACGGTTTCTTTTTAGCACAAGTAATTGAAACTCATTTTAGAAATTGTGAAAATGTAACTTTTAATGTTGATATAGCACATCGTAAATATTATACTTACTTTAATAATTTAATAGGATCAACTCACGGAGATGGTGCAAGAACTGAAAATTTAGCTTTATTAATGGCTCATGAATCGGATAGTTGGCAAGCGTGCAAACATAAATATTTTTATACACACCATTTGCATCATAAAGTAAGTAAAGATGTTATGGGAGTTTGTGTTGAAACTTTAAGAAGTCCAAGCGGTACCGATTCGTGGCATCATAGAAACGGATACCAACACGCACCTAAAGCAATAGAGGGATTTTTACATCATAAACTTAACGGACAAATTGCGAGAATTACGCATTTATTTTAAATTATATAATTATGACAGACATAACAAAATGTAGTGGGTTTAATTGTCCGTTAAAAGACAATTGCAAAAGATACAAAGCAATAGATGGGATTTGGCAAAGTTACTTTACAGAAGTACCTTACAAAGATGGAGAATGTGAAATGTTTTGGGGTGCAGAAAGTGAAAGTATTTTAAATCAATTAAAAGAAATAATGAAATGAAATATAGCGTATTATTATTATTGTTTTTCGTTTCTTGCGGAAGCGTAAAAAAGTCGAGTGAAGAAACTGAAATTAAAAGCGAAACAGAAACCGATATAACAAAGTTTAGTAACTCGTTTACTTTAGAACCTGTTGATTTAGATAAACCTATTCTTTTAGGAAAAGATACAATTTACAACACTCGAGTTATTTATAACAATTCAAAAGAAACTATTAAGGAAAAGCAAAACATTGATTTTAAAGAAGAAAAAAAAACAAAAGAGGTTGACTATTCAGAAACCATTAAAATCGTCGCAAATCGGTTTATGTGGCTTGTGGGGATACTATTTGTTTTGTTTATTGTATTGAATTGGATAAAAAATAAAACCCCTCGAATATGAGGGGTTTAAAAATTAAATTATTGCTTTATAGTTTATTAAAAACAAAATTCTCAAAGAATAAGATTTGCTGTTCAGCTCTTTTTATCAATGCTTTGTTATGCCTTAATCCTCTTTTTAAATTCTGTAAATTTTCGCAACTCGGGTTATTTAAAATAATTCTATTAATTCGATTTATCTTTTGAGTTTTCCTTGTGATATAACATTGCAAGGAATTAATAATAATTGTTTTATCCATAATTTTAAAGTTATAGGTTTAAATTAATTTTATTTTTTAAATTACCCAAATATCAAATGTATTTCTACTCCGTTAGCATTTCCTTTCAATTCTTTTTTACCTAAAATCTTTGCGTAATTATAAGCAGGTAATAATGGATTCTTTGACTTTACCTGTGCGTTAATTGTTTGCGGTGTTTCACCTACAAGTTTAGCGAATTGATTTTTATTTTTTGCATTTTCTGAAATCAGTTTTTCTAATATGTTCATATCTTATTTATTTTTTCCAATCATTATACCTTTTTAATTCTGAAGCGATTAATCCTAATGGTAGTGCTATTATTATAGCTGAAAGTATTATTGCCATATCTTATTTCTTTTTAAATGTCAAGTTTTTTTTATTGTTTACTTGACTTTTTTGTTAAATTATAAATCACTATTTTCATATCTTATTTATTTTTAGGTGACAATCTTTACATCTGTAATATTTCTTTTTATAGTTGTAAACCCATCGGTGCCTACAAAATAGTTGTTTAAAAAATTCAATTATTTTCATTGTTATTTTGTTTAAATTCTTCTGACCATTCTATTATATATTGTTCTATTGTGATTTCATTCCAAGTCAACGCTACAAGATGACTTTTAAACGCATCAAATAATTGTTCTAAAGATACATCTGAATTTTTAAACTCGGTGATGTAAATTTGTTCTTTTGTTTCTGTTGTTATTTTCATAATTAAGTTTTGATTTCTGCAAATATATAAATAACTTTTTTAATAAAAAAATTTTTTATAAAGTTTTTTCGTAATACATTTGCAATATCAAAATCAAACAATATGAAAACATCAGTTAAAAATTTAGAATATAAAATAGGCAGCAAAGTTTATTTTTCAGAAGGTATTGAAGAAAAATATTTTAGAGGTACAATTATTAAAAATTTAAAAACATCAGTAAGAATTTTAAATACCAATAATAAAATAGAAAATTTACAAAAAAGAAATTTAGGAATTGTAATTTAATAATAAATAAAATGAAAGAGCAAGAAAAAAAAATCATAGAATTGTATAAAATAATACAACAACAAAAAGAACATATTTCAATGCTTCATAAAATATTAAAAGAAAATAAATTAATCAAATGAAAACAATTATCTTTTTATCAGTTGCAACTATCGGAATGAGTACCGATAATTTTATAGTAATGTCAGGTGCATTACTTATATGTGGAATATTAACTTTAAAATCAATAAAAAAATGAAAATTGAAATTAAATCTATTTTTGGGGAAGTATTATTTACTTACGAATCAGAAAAAGCAACTATTAAAGATGCAGTTGAAAAAGCAATTAAAAAAAATATTAGTTTACAATTTGCCAATTTGAGTTCAGCCAATTTGTGTTCAGCCAATTTGAGTTCAGCCGATTTGTGTTTAGCCAATTTGCGTTCA